TTCTAATTTAACTATTGCTGAGCCATCTGGTAGTTCTTCCACTTCGGAATCTTGGTCAAACAATTGTGTTACAGGAGTATCACCAAACTCTGCTTCTTCTTCCGCAGATGCTGATAATGGTGGTATAAATCTATTGAAGTCTTGTGGAATGGGCATCTCAGCCATGTTTTTTCCTCATTAAGTTAGCGCGCATTTGAGCAGTTGTGAGAGCAATATTACCATGATTTGTGGGAGTTGTACTTACTTTTTTAACTTTACCACCCACTTTGTAATATTTACCAGGTAAATCACGATTAATTGTTTTAGCTCGACCTGAAGCAATAGCGTCCTTCGCCATTTGTGTCATTTCCTCAATTGATTGAGCTTTAGTTCCAATCTCTCTGCCTAATGCATCATTGTGAAAGTCCATTGCTTGCTCAGCATCAGGTTGTCCCCAGTCAAGTAGTCTTTCATGACCCTGACTAATGATTTTCGCAAGAGTCGGATTATAGTTTTTAGTAAGTTGAGCTTGGAATAACATATGTCTCATTGCATCAGCAGGTCCATTATGTTCTGTGGACTTAGGATAATGTTCTAAAGGAATGGTATTCGCATTTCTGTATTCCTCATCTAAGCCTGCTAAGTCAGCAAGTTTTGACGAGTATGAGAACTTGTTATTAGGTTGTCCGCCACCTGCCATATGAACAGGTCCACCTTGTGCTTTCTTTTTAGCATTTTTTAATGCAGTATTAATCATGTCTTGCTTTGTTTCTGGATCAAGTACAGACTTCATTATATAATCTAATGTTGCTTGTTCTTGTCTTTCTAAAGCTCTAATTGTTTGAATATCTTTACTTGCAGGATTCATCAACTTATCAGGTACAATCTTTTGGTTTGCTTTAATATTTCTAACAATTTGCTCATACACAGCAGGATTTACATCTTTTGCACCATAAGGTGGCATAAATGCATCATCAATATAATCCGATAATACTTCATATGGCTTATTTCTGAGTTTGTGTATAACATTTGCAGCTTCAGATTGCGTCATAACACCTGGCGTATGCATATATGATTCCAGTACATCATGCATATCCATAACCATGTGTTTATCATCCCATGACAATAGTTTATTTACTTCATTATCACTTAATGTAGGTAATTTTTTACGTAAATCATCTACGAGCAGATCACGAATAGCACTAATTTGCTCAGGCGTAAATTTAGAGAGTGCATAATTTTTTGAGTCAATATAGCTATTATCATACAGCATATTGTGTGCAAGTGTAGAACTTTTTGCATCTGCTGTAGATGTATGCTCTTGTATATTTTTTATAACATTTTCAAATGCTGCATCTTTAGGATATAGCTTATTTGCTAATAAACTTTCAGGCGCTATTTTCTTAATTGTGCCTAAACCTAAACCTAGCGCTGCTTTTCCTACACCTGTGCCAATAAGATCATCGGGTGAAAACATAGGTGCTTCAAGTGGCGCTTCTTCTTTAGCACCAATTGTTGTTGCATAGTGTCTTGCAAGAGGCGTGCCTTTTGCAGGAGGGTTAGGGTCTTGTATTGCGCCACCTTCAGCTTTACGCATTGCTAATGCATAACGTATTTTATCCATGTCAACACTTCCACCTGCTTTGTAACCTGGTGCCGTTTGACCTGGTCCTTTGAGGATATGCTCCACAGCTTCAGGTGAGAATTCAATCTTGTGATATGGCATTTCAGTTTCACTAGTTTTAGCTTTCCATAACTCATCTTGTCGTTTTTGCGCTACAGCTTTTATTGCTTCATTAAAGCTTTGTCCTTGCTCAAAAAGATCATTATTGCCAGGAGTTTCAGGATACTTTTCATCAATCCATTTTATAAAGTTTTGATGTGCATCATATCTAGCTTGATTATCTGCAGCATCTTTAACTTTGTCTTCCATATACCATGGTGGATTTTCCATATTACGTAGTACATCAACAGTTGTTTGATCAGCATCAATCAGATTACGTAGATTTTGTGATCTATTTGCTAATCTATCTTTACCGCCTGTGGGTGCTGAATGAAATATTCTAGCAGACTCATGTTGACTATGTGGAATACCTAAGTAGTTATATGCATCAGTTAAAGCATCTTTAGTCCATGGGTATGAGTATGGCGTCTCAGTAGGTGGTGTAATCTTAACACCAGGTACTTGTTGTAGTGGACCTAATGCTTCTCTAATAATAGCATCATCATAGATAGATGAGTACTCACCGCCTGGTGTACCACGTACTGCGCCAATTGCTCTTGATGTAGGAACGTAGACTGTATGTGATCCTTTTTCCAAAGCGTCTTGTATTGCTGCCTTAGTCAATGTACCATGTACTTGATGTAAGTGGCCAGTTTGATCTGCGATCTTTTGCGCGTCGGACTGAATCTCTTCGATGACTGATTCACCTGGATTAGTCCATACTTGATTTCTAGATCCTGTAACTAATGGCGTAGGTTCTGTAATATGAGAACCACGTACATGGCCAATTAAGCCGGGAGGTGTATCAGGGTCGTTGTAATGACGATACGCTTCTCTTTGTTCTGGGTGCGAAACACCAAGTTCAAAATACTTATTAGGTACTTCTTTAGGTGTAAGTCTTTGTTGCCCTATGTATTTATAACTAGGCTCACCTATATTCATAGCATCAGGGTCATGCCCTTCCATCTCCATTAAGTACGCAATGCCATCATCAATCATCTCTTCTTTTTGCATCATGAATGCGTCTTCTAAAGAGGTAACATCATAATATCCGAGTTTCTTAAATTTCTTTTGTATGTCTTTAGGTAAGTGATGCATTTCACCACCGCCATACATAATATCTGCTGCGTGATCTCGTAGTTCTTCAGACAAACCCATCTTTCTATAGACATCATAGTCATCCATCGCATTTTCTACAGTGTCTCGAAAATGTTCTCTAATGTCGTCAGATCGAGTTGCTAAGTCTACTTTCTGATATTTACTTGGATTAATCTCTTTTTCGAACTCAGCTTTGGTCATCTTAGCTTCAGGTGTAATGTATTGCAACTTAGCTAATGCTGACTTGGCGCCTTCCTTGGTAACACCTGGTGTTTGCTTAACTTGGTTCATAAAGCTTTGTAGTGTTTGTGTCTCAGGTCCGCGTAACGTTTCCTTTGCTATACGTGGTACTAAGTTTAGATTGCCGACAGCTTTGATCGTACCCATGAAGTTTGTTGGATCTTTCATCGCAGCTTCAAGCTGGTAATTTAAGTCCTTGGCAATATCTTCAGCAGACATCTGTTCGCCACGCAATTGCCTTGCAGCTATTGAATTACCTTGTTTCCATCTTGAGTATGCTTGCTCTATGGGAGTATTCATTGAGAAGCTTGGTGTAACTGTGTTCGTTGCTTTAAGTCCACCAGTTGCTGGTGACTTATTCATCATTGCGGCTAAGCGCATCTTATCTAGGTCTGAGTTATCTGCCATCTACATTCTCGATTCTTTGCATGATGTTAGTCTTTTGTTCGTTACTTAGTTCCTGCCATTGAATGATTTCGTCTATGGTGCGTTTGCAGCCCATGCAGATCTCATTTTCTAGAAGACATGAATGCTTGTCACAAGGAGACGCGTTAATATATTCTGCTACTGTTGTCATTTAGAACGTAAAGCCTATCAACAGCATTGCTGTATCATGATACTGAAATATTAAACTATAAACCATGTCTTTGATTCCATCTTTCTTCGTGCCAAAACCAGAGTCGTCTGTATCGCTTTAATCGCGCATATCGTCTTGTATTCTTATCTGAGACGCGCTCTTTAACGTAACGCCGTCTTCCTAGAAACAAGTGCTTAATGCTATATACGAAAGCCATGTAAACTTTAAACCGCATACGGATTTACGTAACGTGGTCTTGTCTCATCCACATACATATCTGAGTTATCAATTACCGGATCAATGTTGATAAAGCCCATGTCACGGATAACTCTTAGTGCCTGTGATGTCGTGTCCACCAAGTCATCATGTCTGACTTCTGGGAATGCACATACCTGAGCTACAAGCTGTTCGGCCCAATCTCTTGGATAGCCATCGCGCTTAGTCGACTCAGGTATATACACTCGGCCCTTGGCAATGATAGGTGCTACTACGTTCAGGCGCATCATCTTATCTGCGTTGCCTGGGTTATATCCTCGTACGGGTAACCCGGCTCTTTGCAAGTCTTGTAATAAGCTAATTCCAGCCGACTTATCTTCGATTAGAACTAAGTCAACTTTCTTTCCATGCCCCCATTCATTCTCATCTCCGTAGATGGATTTATATTCCTCTATGACTCTAGGTCTTAGGTCAGGGTATTGCATGTGCTCAGTCCAACAATCAATTAGCATCACACTCATTGGCTTATCAGGACCTGGTTTAAAGACACCCCACACTGAGCAAGCTGTAGGATCATTCTTAGTCTTATCTGACGTAGCGCAATCGTAACTTTGTACAACGTACTCAAACTTAGGTAACGCTTTGTCCTTAGGCCAAAGTTTAAACCAATCTCGTTTGACGACACCTGATTCTTCAGGGTCGATAATCTCTGCATATATTTCTTGGCGCCCTAAGTTAGTTCCCTCATACTGAAGGATCTGATTCTTAAATGTGGGCGCTAAATTATCTATGTTGTCATACGTCGATGCTGAAGTATACGCAACATCATCACCGTCTCTTGCAACTAGATCGACAACCAATGGTTTAGGTTTAGGTGTTGTGGTACATAATACAACAGGCTTAGAACCTAGACGCATTCCAAATTGTAGCATATCCCAGGACTCGTCCAAGTAATCCCATGCAGCTAACTCATCACACCAACCACCATGAAACTGAGGACCTCGGAATCTAGCTGGTTCGGATGCCGGGATCCCTTTTATGAGTGAGCCGTTCTTAAGTTTGATCTCTTGTAGAGACCTCGTATAAGATTCCACGATCTCAGGTGGCATAACACTTAGCAGACCTGAGTCTCCCTCAAAGCAGACATCGCGTACATCACCGGCTGTGGGTGCGGAGACTAACCACCTTGTCTTAGGTTTGCTCCATGCTTCCCACCAAGTCCACTCAGCTGCGCTTCTTGTCTTGCCTGCGCCACGTCCAGCTAAGAGCAACCATATTGCCCACCAATCGCCTTGTGGAGGTATTTGGTGCTTATTGGCTATGGTCAACCACTTCAATCTTGCCTTGAGCGCCGCTCTATGTTCTACGGGCAACGCATTTAGATCTGGGCCAGTCTTAATTTTTTGAGCTATGTGCTCAGCAATCTCACTTTTCTGCATCTGATTGTCGTAGGCTCAGCAGATCGTTTACAAGATCTTGAGCAAAGTCATGGACAACATCGACTTCGATCGGTTTGCCCTCTTTGCCAGTTACTTCGACTTTAGTGTTTTCGCGATATTTCTTTGGGAACCGAGCGCTCATGCTACGCGCCCATAACCCAGTGTTTAGCTTTGTGTTACCAGGTGACTCAATCATATGTGTGAGCGCTAATTTCTCCCAGTACGCTAACTCTTGGAGCTTGGCTTCATCAATCGCAGCTCGAAACTCCTCGTGTGCTTCGTACCAATGATCAGCAGTTGAGTGTGCGATACCAAGTTCAGCAATGATCATCTCAAAGGAGTAGCCAAGCTTTCCAAGCTCGACAGCCTTCGGACAATAGGCTGGATCATACTTAGAGGGTCGCCCGATATACTTTCCGTTTTCAGTCATAGTTTTAGTTACCATAATAAATGAAATATTACATCATAAAATTTATAAAAGATAATACTTATTTGCGCATCACGCTTAATTGGAGGTTACAAAAAAGGTTACAAACCGCTCGAAAACTATATATATAGAAACGTAATATCTAATTTATATATCTTTTTATAATATTGTAACCTTTGTAACCTTTATAAAATAATATAATATTAAATAATAAAATCAATAAGTTATCAGGTTACAAAAAAGGTTACAAAAAGGTTACAGGTTACAACTTTTTTCTAGAAATTTGTGCTATTTTCCATCTCTAAAGAGATAGCATGAGATGTTTTACGTGTTATTTCAGCGTTCGATGCCTGAGTTACAAGAGTTTTTGTAACCTTATTCCTAGCATCAAATAACACAACACGAACAGCTTTGCCATCGACTTTCACGACTTCTTCGTGACAATCACCCTGCGCAAGCAACGCTTTCATGATATAAGACTTCTTAGCATGATTATCATGGCCCCATTTTTCACATAGAATCTGTAATTGTGCCGATGTAAAAGCACCAATACCGTCCAAGTTATCTTTAGTCCAGTTAGTAAGCTCCTGTGCAAAAGACTCTAAAGGTGTCTTAGACGCGGCGATCGCGATGTCCTTGTACTTAGTTTTGGGTGCCGGTGCGTAAGGATTAAAGTT